GCGGCACACGGTAGTATGTGTGACGCGGGGCGTGGTGAGTGGTAGGGCGTGCGCGGGAGTGGCATGAGGGCTTCGAGTGAGGGCTCGAAGAGGCCTTGCGAAAAAGACCGATAGGGGCCGGGTGGACACCCAAGGAAGCGCGAGGAGACACCCAAGGCGCAGCCGCAGGGTGGCTTCGAGTGGTTGCTTCGGTGTGGGGAGGTGTCTCCGCATGGACCCCGAAGGGGGCCATGGGGGGAATCCCGAGGGCGAAGCCCGAGGGGGAGCCGCTGGGGCGTCACCTCAATTTTTCCGGCAGAAGTGACGCTAGTACGCATTTTGTGACACTATTACGCATTTTACGGCGCGAGGGGTGCTTTTGTGGCACGATTACTCATTTTATGGCGCGAGAGGAGCCCCTGTGGGCCTGCCGAGGCTCATGTTGCTCGGGGGTGTTCCACAGGAGCCTCTCTAAGAGGCGACCTTCCCGCGCTAGGGGTGCAGAGCCGCACCTGGTGCCATTCGGATGAGGGTGACCCCGTACCAGCACAGCGCGAGGCCGTAGGCTGACAGGAGGTGCCACAGTCCGTGGTCAATCCATCTCCTGACCACGAGCGCTACCAAGAGGACACCCGAAGCTAATCCGAAGACCAGAAGGGCTGAGGTGGTACTCAGTACGAGGGCTGAGGCAGCCCCGAAGCCGAGAAGGGTGGCCATCAGGACGCCGATCTTGGTCTCCATTGGTACGTCCAGTTGCTTCATGCGGAGCCACCAAGCGGCCGGTACAGCGCCGAGGGGGATGAAGATGAGCGGAAGGTGCCAGACGGCGAGGATTAGGAACAGAAGGACTGCGTATATCGCACCTACGTCCCAGTGGTTACCCTTTCGTCCGCCTGCGTGGTAGTAGGCTGAGGCGAGGCCGAGGCCCGTCATCAGTGCGGCGAAGACTGGCTCTCCTGTCCAGAGCCCGGCGACGGGGTAGGCGAGGTTGGAGACGGTCTCCCATAAGGTGCGCCCGAAGGTGTCTCCGGGCGCGACTGTGAAGAGCTTCACTTAGGCTGTGGAGCCGTGGGAGTGACGAAGACATCCTCGGCCCGGAGGGACGCGGGGATGTCGATGGTGACGGACTCGTCGATGACTTCGGCGATCTTGCCGTCGTCGTCGAGGCGGATGACGCCTTTGCGGTCTGCCTGTGCGAGGGTCATGTTGTGGTGGGTCTTGGTGCCGCCCTTGACGTTGCCCTTGAAGGGGCGGAACTCGTAAAAGCGGACTGAGACTTGGCCCATTGATTGGGCGGGATTTGCGTTTGCCATATTATTCTTGCCACGGCTCCTTTTTGTTGCCGTCGTCGGTGGGAGGCTGAAGCCAGACCACCAATTTGACGAGGGTGTAGTTGAGGATGTGATCCCGAAGCTCCAACTCGGTAGCGTTCGGAAGTTTGATGCGGAGGTAGCGTCTCAGGTTGCTGACCTGCATGCTTTCATGCCAGCGGACGTAGCCTTCGATCATCTCTTGGCCGGTCTCTTCAGGCAGGTCGGACACGATTACCTCTGCGGCATTCGATGCAAGCACAGGACGGGTCACCTACCTTGTAGTATTCGCAGTACGTGGCCAGCCAGCCGCGATCTGCTCGCTCTTTGTTCTGAGGGCGCTGCATGTCCCCTTTGCCTTGATTCATAGCTCCTTGATTCCACCGAGAGACGGCTCGCTTGGCCGTGCGGGAGGAGGAGAGGCCATAGTGTGCGCCCAACTGCTCCTTCGTCACTTCGATGACGGGCCGTCCTGTGGCCTTGTCGGTGAAGCGGTTCAGTCCCTTACCCACGGTAGAGCTCCTTTTTGAAGTAGAGGATGTTCTCTATCGACCACCAAGGATCGAAGAGCAGATACCCAGCACGGATGATGTTGTTCGCGCTCGTGAGGTTCCAGAGCGCGGTGTATGTCCAGATGTAGTCGAAGCGGCCTTCGCAGTAGTTCTCGCGAACCTTGAGAAGGCGTTGGTGGAGGCCACGGCGGCGATGACCAGAGAGGACACCCGCCCGAGACAGGAATGCCGCCTCAGGCTGGTCAACGGTCGGTCGCACAGAGGCGAAACCGACCGGCTCTCCGTCATTATCGGTCGCTAGCCAAATCACGTTGCCCAATTCCGGCCCCTCGTGGAACTCAGAGCCGAAGATCAACTTGTTGAGGGCCAATGCCCGTTCAAAGCCGATCTTGGAGCGAACTTTCGCGATCCGGTAGGCCACTCTTAGACTACCGGCGACTGCGCGGAGGCGAGGGCTTCCAAGTCGCCGACAGGTTCGTCGGCGGGGGTCAGAGCGGCACCAATGATGCCGATGGCCCCTTGAATTGCTCCGTGATCCTTGCGGGAACCGGCAACTTGGCCGAGAATCCCGTCAAGGAAGTTAAGGGCGTCGATTGGTGATGTCGCTTGCTGCTGCTGCTGGTCGGACATGTGGTACTCCTTTTGGGAAAAATGGGTTTCGACTATGCGTCGAAAGGTACTTCTGTTAGTTGTCGGTGCGATCCGAGTCACGGCCGCTGTTCAAGCGCCCGTCGCCGTCGATGTCAGCTACGACAACGGCTGCGGTGGCGGCTGAGAGACGCAGACGCATCTGAGGCCACGCATCAACTACAGCGCTGGTGTCAGCCGTGTCGGTATCCAGCGTGACCCAACTTTGGTCATCGCCGATGCGCCCTTCGAGCAGGAAGGTGGCGGTGCCCGAGACTAGCTCGAACTGGAAGACCCGTTTGTTAGCCCTGCGGGTGTCATGCATGTTGAACGTGTCGCCGGTCAACGCGCCGGTTTGTGCGGCTCCGACTGTACTCATCAATCTCATCTTTTTGCTGCCTTTCGGTGAGAGGGGAAAACAACTGTGCCGCAGGGAGTCGAACCCCGAACCTTCCGGTTAACAGCCGGACGCTCTGCCAGTTGAGCTACAGCACAAAGCCTCGACACTTCCTGAGAAGTGCCGAGGAAACGTAACACAAGCTATAGGTTGCGGTTTGGGACTTCCCGCGCAACCTATAGCTTGTCGTTCTTGCTTAGGTCCACGTAGCGATGTGCGCCAGCGTACCGTCGAGCTTCTGGAACGAATACCAGATGACCGTGCCGGAGGCGGCAGGGCCGGTGGTGCCGAGCGCTGGGGTGCTTGAACCAGCGGCGGTGACTGCGGTGCCGAGCGTCAGCCCAGCCGAAGGAATGGAGACACTCCAGATCGGATTGTCCACATCTCCGCGAGCGGAAACGACTCTCTGCTCGAAGCCGGGAACGATGGCCACCCTGCGACCAAACACGTCCAGCAATTCGATCTCGCCGCCAGCATTCGCATGCACTCGGCAAGTGTAACCGTCGTCAACCGTGGTGGTCGCGCCGTCGTCGATAGCAGGCAGGAACGCCTTGACGTTGGCCCCGAGGGCGGAAGTGACAACGAATTCGCTGTCTTCGATTTGTTCGCCGGTCGCGGCGAGGGCTCTGGCAGTTGCCATAGTTTGCTACTCCTGTAGGGGTGCTACGGTGACCCTTGCGTTGGAGTTTACCAACCTTAGGGGTACTACTACTACGAATCTTCGTCCACGTTTTCGAGGGCGACCTCGACGAGGAAGTCGCCGCTTTGCGTGTTCGGTTTGAAGATAGCCATAAGGGGCTACCTCGGGAGGCTTACTGGCCGTCCCGCTCCGAGTTTGCCCTGTGCGTGTCCTAGCACGTCGGCTAGGAAGGCGTTGAGCTTGGCCTGTTCGGACGGGGCGAGGTCTCGCTCTAGGAACGTCCAACTGACGTTCGAGGAGGTACTCTCCACATCGTCCTTGATGGTGCCCATGATGTTGACCATCGGCTCCATCACTCCGTCGTCGTCGGGATCAGTCCAGACGATCCGAAGGCCGTTGATCTTTCTTACGATTGTCATACGGTATGACTCCTAGAAGCTGCTGTTGTCGATTACGAGGCCATAGCTGGCTAGTGCGTTGAGAAGACTGGCGAGGGCCGAGATACCACCGCGAGCGCCTGTAATTGTTGGTTTGGTGATCGGTGTAGTTCCTTGGGCTCCGAAATTACCAGTCTGCACTGAGCCAGTTACTACGAGGTTGCCACTCATTGTATCGCCAGCAACTTCTACGAACTTCGCGTCGGCTGCGGCTTGGGTGTACTTGTCGAGATCGGTAATGTTGGCTTCGAGATGGGTGTGACCCGTGGCAGAAATACCCGCCTCTGCTAGCGTGTTGTTGATCCACGCAGACCCGTTCCATTTGGGAAGCTCTCCAGAGGTGATAGCCGTGATGGTCACGTCCGAATGGTCGCTGAAGGGCTCCCCGGTGATGTTGAGTAGGTATGCTTGAAGATCAGTGATGTCGGCTTCTAGGTGGGTGTGCCCTGAGAGGGAAACCGGCGTTCCACCAACATTCAAATTGGTGAGTCCCGTGATGTTGTAGTCGGTGGTGTTCGTTAGGACGAGGTTGAAGTCGGTCCCGTCGTGGGACCAATCTCCAGAATCGACGTTGGTGGTGTCTCTAACCACGAGGTCGATCCCTGAAAACAACTCCAAAGAGCCGGGGTTCAGAAATAGTATCTGTGCGGCATCAACAGCCCACACGTATTTCCGTGTGCCTGCGGAACCAATAGCCCCGAACACGACGGCGTTCTGCGTCTCTTGAACCGAGATACTGAAGCCGGGGTTGTTCGTAGCCGACATGATGCGGGCTCTGAACAGGTCAACACCCGAGGCACCATTCGCTGCAACCGAGCCGGTGTAGAGTGCGGTACCGCCGCTTGAGGCCACTCCATCAGCCCGCACTTCGATCTGCGCCCCGGTATGAATGACCTTTAGGTCTCCGGTCATCGTCCCACCGGCCAACTCTAGGTAGGCCTTCAGGTCCGTGATGTCGGCTTCTAGGTGGGTGTGCCCCGAGAGGGACACAGGCGTTCCACCAACATTCAAATTGGTGAGTCCCGTGATGTTGTAGTCCGTGGTGTTCGTTAGGACGAGGTTGAAGTCGGTTCCGTCGTGGGACCACTTGCCTTGGTCGGTATTCGCAGCGTCTCGAACGATGAGTCCGCTGTTGTTAAGAACATCCACGGCTGACCCAAATTGAATGGCCCCCGTTTGATGTGTGATGTTCAGGTTGCTGCCGGAGTTTAAGATGGTGCAGTGCGTGATAACACCTGCTCCATCTTCAGACCATAGCCGCAGGTTAGCCTGCTGCGCTGTACCCCGAACAGTAGTAGCCTCACCAATGTGCAAAAAGGAGGCGACATTTTGTTTGGCGTTGACGATAAAACTAGGGGTTATCCACGTTGCAGCGTCCGCTACGTTCAAGGTGCGGTCAACTTCGAGGAAGTTTGTAACACCGGTTAGAGCATCATCGACGAGACGCCACGCCAGTTTTTCAGTGTTCGCCCGTATCTCCCATACTCGATTATTCGCCGCTGCGGCGGTCTCAATCCAGCGGTAGATAGGCTGAGTATTCTCAATCTGTAGTGTTCCCGACAAATCAACCAGTATTCCGCCGACATTAAAGGTCGTACCGTCGTGCGAGAAGATTGCACCAGCGGACCTAGTGCGGAAGTTATGGGCATCGTTGTCGTAGAAGTTCGCGGAAGCACCCATGGCGAGTGTGGCCGAGCCGCTTGGATCACGCAGCCGCGTGAAGCCACCAACGACATCTAGCATCGCTGTTCCGGCCATTAGGAGGTCGGCGGCGATGTTTACGTTTGCGCCCGTGATGTTGTAGTCCGTGGTGTTCGTCAGGGCTAGGTTGAAGTCGGTTCCGTCGTGGGTCCACCTACCCCAATCCGCGCTGGTAGCGTCCCTTATTTGCAGGAACTTACCGGCTAGCATGTCAATATTAATTTGAGTCTGGAGTGCGGAATTGACAGTGCTGCTCGTCAGCCCAAAGTTTGTGCCAGAAGCGTCAAAGCGAAAACGAGTTAGAACCCCAACAGCGTCTTCTCCCCACATCTCTAAGCGTGAATCTTGATTCACTCCACGAGCAACGCTGGCTTCTCCAAGAATCAGAGAGGTTCTAGCATTCGTTCCAGCGTTGATGTTGAACTGCGGTACAGTCCAGAATGCGGCGGTCGGTGAAGTGCCAGAGCGCAGTAGCGCGAAGGCCGTAACGGGACCAGAGAGCGCATCGTTGAGCAGAGAAAATTGGAGTTGACCTCCGGCTGCGCGAAAGTCCCAGTTCTTGCCGTCTACGCCTGCATCGGTTTCCTTCAATCGAAGTCTTGGCGTGACATCCTGCACTTCTACTCGTGGGGACACTACGGTCAGCACGCCTGTCATCGTATCTCCAGCTACTTCTACGAATTTTGCGTCGGCGGCGGCTTGGGTGTACTTGTCGAGGTCTGTGATGTCGGCTTCGAGGTGGGTGTGGACGATAGGCGCGAAGGCCGCGTCAGCCGCAGCCACACTGTACTTGTCGAGGTCCGTGATGTCGGCCTCAAGATGCGTGTGCGCCAAGAGGGAATAGCGAGCATCCCCTCGGGTGTCGTTGTGGTATTGTGTGTGGTCGTCATCTGCCAGACCAGTCAAGATTCCATGGTCAGTGACAGCGGAAGAGCCGGTGTTCGGAGACACGTCCCCCGCGCCTCCGAGAAAGCGAGGCCGAGGGGCACGTCTTGGCGGTACTTGTGCCATTACATTCCTCGTGGTTTGCGCCGCCAGATGTTACTCTTGCGGCCTCGTTTGTGTGGTCTGGTGCCGAGCGTGTGCGACTGGCCGGGGATGTCTTTTGCCCATGCCTTCAACTCCTTTGCTAGGAGCTTCGCCTTGTGGCGCTCGACGCCTTTATTGGCGTTCATCTTAACCCGATCCTCGAAGAAGGACGCGGCTATCTGGACGGTTTCAAGTCTGTCCTCGTGGGCGATGGCACCCTTCTCGCGCATCATGCGGGTCAACTGGTAGATCAGGGAATACTTCGTGGTGTTTCGTTGCTGTGCCTCTCGGATGTCGGACTCCAGCACGTCACGGCTGACGATCAGCCGGTGCGAGCCCATGAGAGGTTCGAGTGTGTCGCAGATGCGGCTCTCTTTCATCACAACCGTTGCTACCGGATCGTGTATCTGAGCCTTGCAGCCTGCGGTGAGCAGCTTCGGGGACAGCAGGGAGGTGAACATGCCCCCTCCGTAGTTGGCCTCAGCCACCACATCGTTGACATCCCAATAAGCCGCACGTTCGGCGAGCTTGGTGAGTGTCAACTCGGAGAAGCCGTCGAGGAACCCGCCGACCTCCATAAGGAATAGGTTGCCGTAGAGCGCCTTCATTATAGAGTAGGCGGTCTCGTCCTTGCCCTTACCCGAGGGATCAATGGCCATGACGGTGCCGGTGTACTCGGTCATCTCCGTACTGCGCCACACAGGGAAGTGGCACTTGTCCCCCTCGAAGCCTATTGGCCCTTCGGACCACTTCGAGTCAGGGTTAGCGCCCCACACGTACTTTACGTGCGCCATCTCGTTGTCGAGGGCGTCCACGACCAAGTTGCGGAGCTTCAGCGGGTGCGCCTCTGCGGACGCAGCCTGCGTGTTGAGCATGAACTGCAACTGGAAGCCAGCGCGGCCATACTCTAGCTCGCGACCGGCAAGGTCTTCGTTGTGGAACCGGGAGGGCTCCGTAGGAGTCCCGACTAGCACGTCGGGGTCATCCATCATTCGCTGGATCATTGGAGCAAGGGCGCACCGCATCTCGCGGGATTGCACCTTACCCTCCCCGTCGATCTTCACGAACTCCTTGATGTATTCGTCCCGGCTTGCAGGTACACGAGCAGGCCAGATTTGCATATCGTAACCCATTCCCGGCAGGTTGTTGTAGAGGCTGGCTTCCACTTGGGGAGTACCCAGCCACACAATGCGCCCGTTAGGATGGAGGACGGAACGAAACTCCTTGGTACGCTCGCGGGTGTCTTCCCGCATGTGTTCCGTTAGGGAGTTCGTCGGTACTTCAATATCATCGGGAATGATAAGGTGCGCTCGTGATCCGGTAAGCTGGCCTTTGAGGCCGATGGATTTACACGAGGGCGTAGTATCGAATGGGATACTGCGCACGTCGAACTTATCATTCGCCCATCGCCTACCCACTGCCAGATGCGTTAGCACTGGCAACTCCTCCAACATGCCCTTGATGAACAAGGACAGGCCGTCTGCGTGGCCTTGGGACGCTGACACCAACATGATCTTCGTCTCGGGCTTCCAGAGAAGCGTCCAGCCGATGAACGAGCCGGTGAGCCACGTCTTCGCAGCACCTCGGAACGCTTGGATCATGCAGAAGTTTGGTCCGTGTTGCAGGTAGTACGCCATATTTAGCTGTAGCGGCGTAGGCTTGGGTAGACCGAGGTGGTGCCAGAGCATTCCCACGTATACGCGGAAGTCCCCCAGCCCCATCTCCGTCAACTGCTCCTTATTTACCACTTGGTCTCCTCTGTCGCCGCCAAGTCCTCAGCGGTTAGGTCCGTGGGCATTCGCGCCACAGTAGGAATGGTTGTGATGTCGGCGTTGAAGCCGTTCTTTTCGAGGAACTTAAGGAGTTGGCCCCGAGCCGTGTCCGTCAAGTTGGGCATTGAACCCTCCTCGCGTTTGAGTGCTTTCAGCGCGTCCGCAAGGGTGAGGCTCTCTATCTCTTCGAGCGCGGCATAGTTTCGCCGCACCCGTGCTTCTTCTTGTTCGTCCATCTAGCCTCCGAAGGCTGAGACAAGCGCAACTAGAATGGTGAGCAGGGTGAAAGCCCCAGCGAGAGCGCTGCGCCACTGCTTCAGCGCGTCGATCTCTGCTTGTTGCTTCTCCTGCTTGGCCAATGCGCTCTGCACGTCTTCGTGCGTTGCTTTCGTCCGCTCGTCAATTCTGGCGAGTAAGACTTCCGTGGATTCAGGCATTATTGGCTTTCGAGGTCTTCGAGGAAAGCGTCGGTAGCGTCTTTACCACCGAAGCGACCGAGGGACTCCAGGACCGTTTCGTCGATCACTGCGTCTTGTAGGTCAGGGAAGGCTACTAGCGTTTCTTGCCATGCGATGTCCTGTGCGATCTGGACAATCATTGCTGCTGCTTCGTAACGCGGCCCTCCCGGCCAATCCTCTGAGCCG